GGCGGTACTTATTCAGACGCCACACTAACAGTTTTAAATAGTAAGAATATTGCAAAGACAGAAATAAGATTTTCAAATGTTTATCCTATATCTTTAGGATCATTATCTTATAATGTTCAGGCAAGTGACGTAGATTACTTACAGGTATCTGCTAGTTTTAATTATTTGAATTATGATATTGTACAGATATCGACTACATAAAAAATATAGGATGATTATTGATGAAGACTTTAAGATGGATCGACAAAGCCGTATGTCTCGGCAATGGTAAATCACGACAAGGATTAAACTTAGAAAAGATGAAGGATTATGCAACCGTAATAGGTTGTAACGCCATTTATCGTGATTTTCAATGTGATATATTAGTAGCACTGGATTCAAGGATGAGTCACGAGGTATATCGATCAGGATATGCTCATAAGGCTATATGTTATCTAGGATATTGGACACCTGTGCCTAATGTTGTTGCTGACTCTATGTTAGCAGACAAATGGTATGGTAAAGGTCAGATAGATAATGAGCCAAATGGTTGTAACGAAGTTGTATATCATGGGGCAGATGGTGTGTTCACACTTATGAAAGGTAAAAATCTTGGTATAACTTATGTGACAGGTGTAAAACCTGGTGATAAAGTTACCGATATTGATCCAAGTGTAGATGGCTTTGCATATGCAACAGGTAGTAGATCGGTTCATCTTGCCTGTGAATTAAATGCCAAAGAGGTATTTCTTGTAGGGCATGATTTATATTCAGATGATGATAAAGTAAATAATATATATGCAGGCACTCAAAGTTATGCAAAGAAAGAAGATTTAGCAGCCAATCCTGATAATCCAAAAGAAATGTATAATTGGATTATGCAACATAAAAATACTTTTGATAAATTTAAAGATATACAATTCTATAAGGTTAATAAGGGGAAGCAAAAAACCGCTTCCACTATAAACGAATGGAGTTCATGTGAAAACCTAAAATATATATCTGTTAAAGAAATGGAACAAAAGCTTTACAATTAACCGAAAAGGTGATATAATAACATTATGACATTAGAAGAATTACAAGAGTCCGTAAATAAAGACTTTAAACTAGATGATACTGAATTAGATAGAGAGTCGGTAAACATACCTCTATTACATAACAAATACTTAATACACTTTAATAAATTTAATTTACTATTAAAGAAAGCAGATCAAGAGCATAAGTCTCTTACAAAAGATAAATGGGAATATTATACAGGTAAAGCAGACCCTAGTGTGTATCAAGCAAAACCATTTGATATAAAAGTTTTAAAAGCAGATGTTCACATCTATATGGATTCTGATCCTGAATTACAAAAAGCAGATCAAAAGGTAGCGTATCTAAATCAAATAGTAAAATATCTTGAACAAGTTTTAAGAGGTGTAAACAATAGGACTTTCTTAATTAAAAATGCTATTGAATGGAAGAAGTTCACTAGTGGTGCAATATAATGGATCATCAAAAAGTATTTTCAACAAACATATTTGTAAAAGATGATTATCTAGCACCTCAAAGATTACCTGCTATGCAGGAAGAAATTTATACATTATATAAACAAAGAGAACAAAATAACAACTGGCAAACAAATGCTGATTTACATAAAAAAGAACCATTTAAATGGTTTGCTACAGACATAGGTAAAACTGCTTTTGATATAATTGATAAACTAGATTATAATGTAGAAGAAATAGAAATAACTGGCATGTGGGGTAATATATTAAAGCCTGGTGAAACACACGCACCACATACACACTCTAATAATTTTTTAAGTGGAGTATTTTATTTAGAATCAGACGCTAAAACTGGTATTACTTTTGTAGACCCAAGACCAGCAGCAGATGTACTTGTACCAAGAAAGAAAAAAAAGACTAACGAAAATTCAAACTTACTATCCTATATTTCAAAACAAAACAGATTAATAATATTTCCTTCGTGGTTAGTTCATTGGGTCCCAATAAACAATTCTAAAAGAGATCGTATAAGTATTTCTTTTAATGTACAGATAAGAGGACAAGTAGGTGAACACCACGAATATCAATCCGCAAAATACTAATCTTTTAATCATAGAAAAAAGAAACGAAGTTTACATTACAATAGAATGTGAACCAGATGTACAAAGAGAGATATCTGAATTTTTTACTTTCTATGTGCCAGGTTATAAGTTTATGCCAGCATTTAGAAATAGAATGTGGGATGGTAAGATAAGATTATTTTCACAAAAAACAAAAGAGATATACTTTGGTTTATATCCATATGTAAAAGCGTTTGCTGAAGAAAGAGGATATACTATTGTTTGTGGTAAAGACGTAGAGATTAACAATAAGGTAGACAAAGATACAGTAAAACATTTCTGTAATAGTCTAGGTCAAAAGTTTGAGGCAAGAGATTATCAAATAGACGCTGTGTATAGTAATTTAAGATTTAATAGATCACTATTACTAAGTCCTACCGCATCTGGTAAATCATTTATAATATATGCATTAATAAGATATTATACACATTTACTAAAAGATAAGAAGTGTTTATTAATAGTTCCCACAACATCACTAGTTGAACAAATGTATTCTGATTTTGAATCGTACGGTTGGAATGTAAAGAAAAATTGTCATAGATTATATAGTGGATACTCAAATCAAACAGATAAAAAAGTATTGATATCAACATGGCAAAGTTTATATAAGTTGCCGAAAAAATATTTTGAACAGTTTGGTGCTGTGTTTGGTGATGAAGCTCATCTATTTAAATCTAAATCATTAACAGAAATTATGACCAAACTAATTGATTGTAAATATCGTATAGGTCTTACTGGTACTTTAGATGGTGCTCATACACACAAATTAGTTTTAGAGGGATTGTTTGGTGCTGTAAACAAGGTTACATCTACAAAAAAACTTATGGATAAAAAACAATTAAGTGATCTGGTTGTAAGATGTTTAATTCTTAAACATAGTGAAGCCAATGCTAAAATGGTCGCAAGTGGTAAGTATCAAGATGAAATAGATTATTTGGTATCAAGTAAATCAAGAAATAATTTTATTAAAAATTTAGCACTTAAAATAAAAGGTAATACTTTAATACTATTTCAACTAGTAGAGAAACACGGAAAGGGATTATATGAAATTATTAGAGACAAATCAAAACAAGGAAGAGAAGTCTTTTTTGTCTATGGAGGAGTTGACGCTGAACAAAGAGAAAAGGTCCGAGAGATCACAGAAAAAAGCAACAACGCCATTATCGTGGCTTCTTATGGAACTTTCTCCACAGGCATTAATATACGGAACTTGCATAACATTATTTTTGCTAGTCCTAGTAAATCTAGGATAAGAAACTTACAATCAATTGGTAGAGGCTTAAGATTGGGAGATAATAAAGTTAATGCGACACTATACGACATAGCAGATGACTTACAATATAAGTCAAAAGAAAATTTTACTTTAAAACATTTTCAAGAAAGAATTAACATTTATACCGAAGAAGAATTTGATTACGAAATTCACAATATTAACCTAAAGGAATGATAAATACTTATATGGATAATAATACCGATTATCGTATGGTTAAACTTATAGATGGTAGCACCATAATGGGTTCTATTACAGTTGATAAAGATTTTTTAAGAATAACCAACGCACTAGAATTACAAACAGTTCAAAGACATACTGAGTTTGGTGTAAAAGATGATTCTTCTTTAGCGCCTTGGCTAAGTTTTACAGATGATAAAACATTTGTAATACCTAGAGATAAGATAATGGTAATCACCCAAGCGGACAAACACATTTCACATTATTACGAAGTCATATTAAATAAATTAGAAAAACAAAAGGCTAATGCTAAACCTGCCTTATCTGCTCAAGAAATGGAAAACATTTATAGATTGGCAGATCAAATGGATAAACTAGATAGACGAACAAATGAAGAAAAGTTTGAATGGTCAGAGGAAAATCTGATAGATTTATTTGGTAAAAAAACTATACACTAGATAGGCTAGCTAGGTGGTTCCCCAAGCGACTACATAGTCAGTATAACATAAGAATCCATAGCCGTCAAGCGTTTTGAAAAAATAATTGAAAAGCTTTACTTTAACTAGCAAAAATGTTATAATATAATTATGTCACAAAAACAAAAATCAAAAGAACACTATGTAGATAATAAATTGTTTTTACAAGCAATGACTGACTGGCGTTTAAAATACACTAAGGCAAAAGAAAAAAATAGAAAACCGCCTAAAGTAACCAATTACATTGGTGAATGTTTTTTAAAGATTGCTAATCACTTATCTTATAGACCGAATTTTATAAACTATACATATAGAGACGACATGATCTCAGACGGGATTGAAAACTGTTTACAATATATGAGCAATTTTAATCCTGAAAAAAGTAATAATCCATTTGCATATTTCACACAAATAATTTACTATGCTTTTATTAGAAGAATACAGAAAGAGAAAAAACAACAAGATGTAAAAGCAAAAGTAATCGCAAACTCTGGTGTAGAATTAATGATGGACTCTTTAGAAGGTGATGACGCTGTATATAAAAGTCAGATGTTAGATTTCTTGCAAAAGAATATAAAAGAGAGCGAAAAGAAGTAGTTATATAATTAGGTAGGTATGAAAATAGCGTTATTAAACGACACGCACTTTGGTGTCCGTAATGATAGTATGATCTTTGATGAGTATCTTCATAAGTTTTATGATGAGATATTTTTCCCATACTTGGATAAACACAATATAAAAACCCTTATACATTTAGGTGATGTGGTTGATAGAAGAAAATATATCAACTTTAGAATTGCTGATAATTTTAGAAAAGGTTTTTTAAATAAACTATGGGAAAAGAAAATAGATACACATATTCTTATCGGTAATCACGATATCTATTTTAAAAATACAAACAAAGTAAATTCACTACAACAATTATGTACAGCACCTGATGGTGTCAACGAGCCTTGGATATATGAAGATCCTAAAGTAGTTGACTTTGATGGTCTAAAGATATTAATGTTGCCTTGGATAAATCCTGAAAATCAAGAAGAATCCTTTAACATGTTGAATACAGCAGAAGCTGATATATGCATGGCACACCTAGACTTAAATGGTTTTTATATGCATGAGAATATAACACAAACTCATGGTTATGATAAGTCAATAGTTTCAAGATTTGAAAAAACAATTACAGGTCACTTTCATACAAAGAATGATGATGGTCAAATATTTTACTTAGGTAGTCAATATGAAATGACATGGTCAGATTACAATGTTAAAAAATACTTTCATGTATTTGATACAGAAACAAGAGAGTTAGAAGCGATACATAATCCATTTACTATATTTGCTAAATTAGTTTACAATGATGATGAAACAAACTATGATGACTTTGATATAGGTCCTTATCATAATAAATTTGTAAAGTTAGTTGTTGTAAATAAAAAAAATAATGAAATGTTTGATCGTTTACTTGAAAGATTATATCATAAAATTACGGTACACGAATTAAAAATATTAGAAGACTACTCAGACCTAAATGCTAATCTAGTAAGTGATGATGTTGTTGAGGGTACCGAAGATACAATAACACTAGTAAACAATTATGTAGATCAATTACCAGTTGATTTAGATAAAGACAAATTAAAGAACATGATAAAAGAAACATTTGTCGAGGCACAAGATACGGATGTAACCAGTGATAATATTTAAAAAAGTAAGATATAAAAACTTTCTATCAACAGGTCAACAGTTTATAGAAATACAATTAGATAGAGCTCAATCAACACTAGTTGTTGGTGAAAATGGTGCAGGTAAATCGACTATGTTAGATGCATTATGTTTTGGTTTATTTCAAAGAGCATTTAGAAACATAAAAAAAGATCAATTAGTTAATTCTATAAACGAAAAAGAATGTGTTGTAGAAGTAGAATTTATTGTTGGTCAAAACTATTACAAGATTATAAGAGGTATCAAACCTAATACATTTGAGATATGGTGTAATGATGTGATGCTAAATCAAGACGCTGCTCAAAGAGACTATCAGAAACATTTAGAATCTACAATACTAAAACTAAACTTTAGATCATTTACACAAGTGGTGATACTAGGTAATGCTTCGTTTGTACCATTTATGCAATTAAGAGCAAGACATAGAAGACAGGTCGTAGAAGAAATATTAGATATAGAAATATTTTCTAAAATGAATTTACTGTTTAGAGAAAAACAAAAAAATCAAGATGAAGTAATTAAACAATCAGAATTTAATTGTCAACTAATTGATAGTAAAATAGACTCACAAAAGAAACACATAGAAGACATGAGCGGCAACAAACAACAAACTATTGAGAAAAAACAAATAGAAATTAGACAAGCACAAACTGATATTGATAACTATCAACTAGACATAGATAAAGTAAATACAGAAAAAGCTGAATTACAAAAACAAATACTAGATGAAAGTAAAATAAATAATAAGTATAAACAACTTCACAATTTAGAAGCCAAGTTAGAAAATACTTGTAGCAAACATAAAAAAGATTTAGGTTTCTTTCAAACGCATAATGATTGTCCTACTTGTCAACAAGTGATTGACGAGGCGTTTAAATCTACAATGATTGGTAAGAAAGCAGAGAAGGTACAAGAGTTAGAAGGTGCATTAGGTCAGATAGAAAAAGATATTAAGTCTACCGAAGACAGATTAGATATAATAAACAAAACTATGATTGCCATAAGAGAAAAAGAATTATTAGTTAATAGATATGAAACATCTATATCAGAAATTAAAAAGTATATGGCTAATAAACAAAACGAAGTTGATGAATTAGAAGATGATAAGTTTACCACTGGCGTTGCAACAGGTAAACTAGAAGAATTACAAGAACAATTAACGTCTGCTGAAACAGCAAAGACTAAACAAAAAGAACAAAAGAATTATCTGGATACTGCTAGATATCTTATGCAAGACACTGGTATTAAAACAAAGATCATCAAACAATACCTACCAATAATGAACCAGTTA